GGTACGGCTAATCTATTCACACACTTTGTTAAACGAGACCAAACGAACCAGTACGCTATAGTCGTATCGTTAGGTGGTGTCAGTGCTTACGACGTGTCTTTAGGTACATCTATACCTGTCACTGTTACGTCTATTGCTAACAGTTATCTCAGTCTTGGTACTTCTGTTACTGATCCGTTGAACGATCTGAGAGCGTTGACTGTAGCTGACTATACGTTTCTCGTTAATAAGAGGAGAGAAGTAAAAGTAGATACAAATCCTGATTTGTTATCAAAACACATACAAGACGACGAAGGTAAGTATAGTGCTTTGGTGTTTGTTAAGCTCGGAGATTACGAGAAGACTTACGACATTTACATAGACGGAGATGTTATACCGCACGGTGGCACAGCTACTGAAAGTAATAAAACGCCACCAGCAGGACACACGTACGAAAGTGGTAGTGCTAATTCTTCAGGTACTCACGCTGATACAGAAATTATAGCACAGGATTTAGAGACGGTGCTTAACGGTTACTTTGGTTCGGAAGGTATAGTTGGAGGAGTGTCGCTTGAAGAAGGAAGTGGTTTTGAACCAAGTGGTGCTGATATGCAATTTTCAATTCCATACTCTTATCGATTAACTACATCCTACGAATATTTTATTGAACAGTTTGAGGACGATGGGTCAGGTAATCCAGATTTAAATAACAAAATAGGTATAGGTGCTAAAGGTACTCTTATTATAGGGGCAAACGGTGCGGTTCAATCTTCACAACTCACGCAGAAAGGAAGAGGGTACGACAATACGCAAACAGTACCGGGTACTTTTGATAAACCTTTTGTTCTTACGATTAAGAAAATTGTATCAGACTCAAGAACCACCCCAAATTCCAGAGGAAATAATCGCAACCAAAAATACTGGAATGAAAAGCCTCAAGAAACTTTTTATACATCTTTTCCTTCTACACCCGGTGTTACTATGCCAACGTTTTTGGAGCATCTTTCATTACCCGGTGGTAGTAACTTTGAAGTAGAACGAGACGGTGCTGTTATTAAGATAACAGGAGATGAAGATTTTAGTATAAGAACAGAAGACGGACTAAGTAACCAAGGTTTAGGATTAGCTTATAAAGAAGTTAATAGTATTACTGATCTACCCGCAAAATGTTACAATAACTTTAGGATACGAGTAAGAGGTGATGCTGATATAGCTCAGGATGACTACTACGTTCGTTTCCACACAAAAGACAGAGAAGAATTTGGAGAAGGCAGTTGGGTGGAAACAGTAGGGTGGGACGACGGCCCTGAATCAGCTAGAGAAACACGAGGTATCGATACAGCTATTGAACTCACAACTATGCCGATTGTCCTTGTTGTTGATTCCTATGATGCCTCTACAGGTAAGATAAACAGTTTCACACTACAAACACCAAACGAATACTCTAACATAGTAGTAAACAACGGAACGTATTATAATTTAGTTGAAGACCACATATCGACAAGTGATACTGAACCGGGTACAGGTGATGCTGTAGAATCGAGCGGAGTTTTCTATAGGTGCATTCAGGAGCACACTTCAGCAGCTGCAAGCGAACCGGGTACAGGTGTTGATTGGGTAGAGTATTGGACTGCTGATCCTAGTATAAGTGCTGCGTCCGCATGGTCTTCTGGTGTTTCGTACGACGGTACATCATGGCTTGACTATTGGGTAACTACAACTGCTGTTAACTCGGCACAACCTTGGAAGACAAATGCTCAATACTTTGAGAGACCACCGGGATATGGGAGACGTAGGGCGGGGGACGGTTACACCAATCCATTTCCATCTTTTGTAGACAAGACTATCAACGACGTCTTCTTCTTTAAGAACCGTTTAGGGTTTGTTACTGATACATCCGTTATCTTCAGCGAAGCAGACAACTACTTTAACTTCTTTAGGACTACCACACAGCAGCTGCTAGATAGTGCACCAATAGACGTCGGACTCAGTCACACCAAGGTAGCTATCCTACAACACGCTATACCGTTCCAAGAGAAGCTGATGTTGTTTAGTAAGCAGTCCCAGTTCGTGTTGCGTGGTGCTGATATACTAAGTCCTAAGACGGTAGCTATCTCTCCTGTTACTGAGTACGATATATCAGACAGTGTAGAACCCGTAGCTCTCGGTAACTATATATACTTTACATTTAAACGTAACGACTTCGAAGGACTGTATGAATACTTTGTTGATAACAATACAGAAGTCTTTGATGCAGAGGAAGTTACACAACAAGTACCCAAGTACATACCAAACAACGTACGTAAGATAGCAGGTAGCCAAGCAGAGAATACATTGTGTATCGGTGTAGACAGCGACCTGAAGACGTTGTACGTATATAAATACTTCTGGAGCAACAAGGAAAAGATACAAAGTGCTTGGATGAAGTTTACTTTTGATCGTGACGTTGTTGGTTTTGATTTCATAGACAGTAAGTTGTACATGATAACCAAGGACACGGAAGGGTTACACCTAGAGTTCTTGACATTGGAAGACGGACTGAAGGACGCGGGACTAGACTATCCGTTGTTGTTAGACAGTAGGGTAGACGGCAACGATGTTACTGTAGCTGCTTACGATGCGTCCACTAAGACTACACGAATAAGCGGTATACCTTACAACGTCAGTCTTGGTACTGATATAGAGCTTTATACTAAGATAGGGACGCTACGAGCTATTACTATGGTTAACAACACTACGGTGGATGTAACAGGTACATTAGCTAGTTATGTTAATTATGACGGTACTATTTATAAATGTGAAACTACACATACAGCTCCTAGTTCTTTCGTAGCTGTTGATACTTCTGTAACTCCTAACGTTACGTACTGGTCAGTTAGTACTGATGTCACATCTGCACCTACTTGGTCTAGTGGTAACTTCTACAACAACGATAAATACTTTGTTATAGGTAAGCCGTACAACATGACGTACAGGTTCTCTGATCAATCGTTAAAACAACCAACGGAACGAGGAGGACGTAGTGCTTCTGATTATACCTACCAAACAATACGTAACGGTAGTATCAACTATGCAGACACTGGACACTTTGTTGTGGAAGTAACACCTGAGTATCGGGACACCTATAAGTATGTGTTTAATCCTGACATCACAGGAGCTAATCTTTTGTTAAACGAGTTCGTACCACAAGACGGTCACTTCAGATTTGCAGTACAAGGACAACCCGACAAGGTGACTATTGAAGTAAAGAGTGATAGTGCGTTGCCGTGTAAGTTGTTAGCTGCTGAGTTTGAATCGATGGTTGTACCAAGGAGTAAACGATATGGGTCTTAGGGTAGAGGAAGCTATGCCGGACATGGATGCGTTCGAATTGTACGACGATATGAGAGAAGAGGACATGATGGAATGTATCGGTCTAATGCACCACCCAAAGGACGCTGTTAATATATCGTTTGAAACAAGCAGTAAGTGTTACTCATTACGAGGTAACGACGGGTTGTATTGCAGCTTTGGTGTCACTCCACACGAGAACGTTGGTGTTGTTTGGTTGTTAGGAACACGACGATTGGCTACAGCTAAGAAATATTTTCTTAAACATTCTAAGCAGTGGGTAGACGAGATGATGATAGGTTTTGACTTTCTGACGAACGTCGTAATGAAGACTAACACGTTGAGTTACAGGTGGTTGCAGTGGTTGGGTGCTGAGTTTAGCGATTGCCAGTACGACGGGTATATGTCATTTATATTAGAGAGGAAGTAAAAGATATGTGTTTTCCAGCAATAGGAGCAGCTTTAGCACCCGCAGCAAGTGCAGGTATGCAAACACTCATAGGAGCGTCTGTAGTTAGTGGCTTTGCAGCACCAGTGGTTAGCTATGTAGGACAACGTCAACAAGCTAAACAACAAGCACAATATCAAGCACAAGCGTCAGCAGCTGAGAGACAAAGATTTTTACAAGAACAAACTTCCATCCGTATGCGTCAAGCACAAGAGCAAGAAGCTGTGGGTCGTGAGTTGGAACAAGTTAGTCAGAAGTCACAAGCTGCACTCGCTAGAGCTAGAGTATCTGCTGGAGAAGCAGGTGTAGCAGGAGCTAGTGTACAAGCGTTGATGGATGACTACACACAACAAGAGGGAGCGTACAGATCAGCACTTTTAAGACAGCAAGAGTTAGGTGGAGTAGCAACAGGTATGGGTCTTGAACAAGCAGGGTTTGCTACAACTCAACGTCAGATCGGAATTAATCAACCCATCAACAGACCAAGTGCCTTAACAACAGGTTTACAATCACTATCAGGAGGTTTAAATGCTATCGGCACTGGTTATATGATAGGCGAAAGAGCAGGGAAAACAGCATAACATGGCTAGAGAACGAGTACAAGTACAAGGATTAGGGGGAGCAGTTCCCGGTATATCACCTACCATTCAACGGGCTGGTCAGTATTCTGTGCAAGTTCAACGAGCAGGACGTAACAAGTTGATGGACTTAGCTGATGCGTTGGGTGAAGTTAATCCGTTGTTACAGCAGTACACACGAGTAGCCGATCTAGAGTTTGAGCAGTTCCAAGAAGAGATGGCTGGCAAGAGTCTTGAGGAACAGCAAGCTATGCTGAAACAGACGGAAGGAGAACTAGACAAACAAGTACGTCGTGGTGGTATGGGATGGTTGACATCTCCGTTAAATCAAAAGCGTAAGCTGAAAGCAGTAGGTGCATTAATGCACGACGAATACGAAAGAGAACTAAAGAGTCGTGTAGAAAACCCAGCTAATGCAGACGCAAACATTGATGATTTAATTAACGAATCTAAAGACACGCTTAGACAGAAGTACGACTCATTAGGCGGTGTGTTTGTTAATGATGGATTTGAAGGTGCTATAAGAGATACAACGAGACGTTACACATTGGCTCACGATAGTTTGAGCACAACACAAGCAAGGCAAGAGTTAAAATTAGCAGGAAAGTCTGTGCTATATAATGCGTCGTTGCTAGATCAACAAGGAGGTTTGGCGAATATACCTGCTATTGATGACTGGTGGGAAACAAACGAAGGTGCTTTAAATCCAACTGATTTATTTAAACTTATAGAAGACGTAGCTCTTACCCATGCTGTTAATGGCAATGAAGAGGCAGCTGAACAATGGTTGGATTACGCAGCAGGTCATTTAAGGGTAGGAACTACTAAGATGGGAACTGACCCGGAGAGTTCTATAGATGATGTTTTTGGTGAGTACGGTGCGGAGGAAGCTAGGATAAGACAACGTGTAGCTGAAGTAAGCGAACGCAGAGTATCTAAAGATAAAGGCGACGCTGCTTTGTTGTTGCAAGAGACGGAAGCTGATGTTGTCAGTGCTATGCTTGCTATCAGTAAAGGAAAGTCTTTTGAAATCGAAGATACTGTATTAAGAACAGAGCAAGAGGTAAAAGATTATTTTATTAATAAACTACAACAAAGTGGTAATGTTTATGCTAGAGGTTCGGATGGTATCAAAGTTATAAACACCGCTATGTCGTTGACTTCGGAAGATGAAAACGTCGTACGCTTTAAACAAATACACGAACAGCGAGTGACGGGAGCTTCTAGTTATAGGAATCAAATTAAGTATACAGCGGATAGAATAGCTAGTTTACCGACCAATGTAATACAAGACGATCTTACTGGTAAGTCACAAATTGACCCTACTATATTTAGCAAATCAGAAGAACTAAAAATAAAGTACTCACAATTAAGAGATCAAAAGTTTTTAGAATTAAGCACAGGTAGCTATCGTAATGTTAAGGGTGATAAAGTTGACAGCACGAAGTGGCAGACTGAAGTATCGGAGGATATGGAAGCATGGGATCAGCAGTTTATACAGGACTACGAGAATGAGTTAAATGGGTTTATTACAGAATATAAAAGCGAACAAAAAGCTTCTGCTATCGTAAGCGGGCAAAAGAACGTAGAAGCAGCTAAGAAGTCTTTAATTGATCCTACACGAGATTTAGAAGAAGCAATACCTCTCGTTGGTAAAACTTTTTTTGATATAGAAGAGAAGCTGTTGGAAGGTGATTTTAAATCAGCTAATAAAATAGCAAAAGATTTAGAACGTTCCGAGTTTACAGTAAGAACCGCTAATAACATATACGGACAGAGCTCTTTATATGAAAACCCCGTAGAGGGTGCTGTTAATACAATTCAATCTACAGCCACAACTAAGCAGCAAAAAGAAATAGCACAGCGTAGTCTTGTTATGTATCTAATGGCTAAAGGGGAGGATGTGTACAACTTGGAAAACATTAAGAATGGTAAATACTTATTAAGAATACCAAGGGTTACTAGACGCACTACCTACAAGCAAGCCACTCAACAAGGACAAAAAATAATAGGAGGACGAATTGGTGCGTATGGTGTAGGTGCTATTATTGAAACAAGACCAGCTAGAGAGTTAGAAATACCGATCGACAAGGAAGCTGTAAAAGATTTAGTGGGTATTTATCCTGTGATAGCAAAAGAAAGATTATCTGAAATTGAAGCAGGTAGGGTTGAAGATTACTCTCCTGAACTAGAATTGTATAACTCTATTTTTGGTACATCATTAGATGAAAGCGATCAAGAAAAGATAAAAGAATTTATTAACCTTAACGGTAAGCTTGGTAAGAAATTTTATAAGTAATGAAGTTAGAAAACTACACACCTGATTTTGCAGAAGATACAACTGAAAAGGAGCTAGGAATAAGTGATTATGTGTTTGATGCGTTCGCTGCTCCTGTACGTGGTTTGGAGGGATTGGCACACGGTGTCTATAATTTAGGTGATTTTCTATCTTTTGATATGCTTCCTGATTGGGACGAACAACGTTTCTTTGGACGCTCTCAAACATTACCCGGAACTTTAATAGAAGGACTTACACAGTTTGCAGTACCGTTTGGTATTATTGGTAAAGGTATAAGTGTAGCAGGTAAAGCAGCACGAGCAGGACAATTAACAGGCGTTGCAGGTAAAACTGCTAAAGCGGTAACCAAAGGTGCAAAGCCCGGACAGTTTACTGATCTTAGTTGGAAGGGTTACTTAGGAGCTGAGATGGCTTCTGACTTTGTAGCGTTCGACGGACAAGAAGAAAGACTGTCTAATCTTATTCAACAATTTCCTGAACTACAGAATCCAATAACTGAATACTTAGCAGCCGACCCTGACGACAACGAAGCAATGGGTCGAGTTAAGAATGTACTGGAAGGTGTGTTAGTTGGATTAGGTGTAGGTGCTGTATCTAAGTCTGTGATGGCAGGTATAAACGCTATTAAGACAAAGAATGTAGAGCTACAAAAAGGAGCAGACAGAGAAGATGCTATTACCACGGCAATGATGAAGTGGGGAGATGAGACCAAAGATTTAGGGTTTGCTGACTTACCTGAGTTTCGAGAAAAAAGACCTGAACCCGATCTACAGGAAAAACTAGAGACGGTCGAAAACACTGTTGAAAATTTAGAAGAAGCTATTGAGATAAGACCACGTCCATTTAAAACCTACGAAGAAGAAGGGATGATGGATATTATTCCGAGGGGTGCTGATACGCTAAAGAAAAGATTAATGAAGAGGTTCCCCGTAAAGGGAGCAGACCCTGAAGATATAGCGGATGTAGAAAAATTCATAGATGTAATGGGTCAGCGTATGTTTGGTGACGTTGCCTTATCAATAACAAACAAGATACCAGCTGCGGGTCGTTATAACTTTGGTAATAATCTCCTACAAATCAGAAAAAGCGTTATAGAAGAGGGTGGAGTTCAACGTGTAATGATACACGAGTTATGGCACAGTCTTAGCCGTTACTTACCAAAAGCAGATGTTGATTCATTAAGTAAAGAATTTAACAGAGAACGCAATAAATATATTAAAAGCTTTGGGGTTGAGATTAAAGATGTAGATAAGTTTAACTACAAAAACATTAAAGTTGAAGATCAGCCTGATGAATTAAAAGCGTTTTTAAGAGGGGAGTATACGAACAAAAACTATAGGTTTTCAGATTTAGACGAATACTTCGCTGAAGAAATGACTGATGCGTTTCTTAAAAAATTAGACACAGAAGAACTTGCTCCTACAGGCACATTTAAAAGAGTGGTTCAAGAAGTTGCTATTCTAATTAAAGATATGTTTGCGTCGTTGAAAGCTAAGTTAGGAATCGACCAACGACAAAAGATATTCAACGATTTTTTAAAACAACGAAACATTAGAAAGAGAAGCGAATATCCATTAGAGTACGGTTCAAGGTTTGCTGATCTTCCTGATTTTAAACCTACTGATATTGTTGATGATTTAGTTAAAAACGCTGATGTTTCTAGTTTTAGAGTTGGAGGTAAACAATCATTGACAGGGTTAGTTAAGACAATGACAAAACTTCCTAAAGGAATGTATCCAGAAGAGTTAGCAGGTATAGCAGATCAAGCCTCAACTAAACTGTTAAAAGAAGCTAAAAAGCAACCTAAGTTAAGCCAAGAGATGCTAGACGAAGGTGTAGTTAATGAACTAGCTGACGCAATGGGTTCGGACGGAAAGATGTTAAACTCATTGGTGCAACAAGCATCTAAAGACAAGCATGAGTTGTTTCGTATAACAGCAAGGATGTCGGCATTGAAATCGATGTTAACAGCTAACGGTAAAGAAATACTAGACGTAGCTGAACAATACAAGAACACCAAAGGAAAAGTAAGTGAAGATGAGTTGGAGATGACTGAAGCTCGTTTGAAAACTTTAATAGAACAACAACTACACATACAAGCTAGTCAATCAGGTTTAGCAAGTGGTTTTGGTAGAGGTCTTAAATCTAGGCAAATGGGTGTTAAGATTGGTCTAAGCGAAAGAGAAATATCCGATACTAAGCTACGCCAAGACTACCTAAATAAAAGAGGTGGTATGACCGTAGATAATATTGTTGAGAATATACTACTGGCTAAGAATGGTAATGGTGATGATCTGTGGAATACTATTATAGCTATGAACAAAACTGTCAGAGGTGCAGAAGGTGGTAAGTTCATGGATATGGTGCAGGAGTATTACAAGAACTCTTTGATGTGGGGGCCACGTACTTTAACAGTTAATGCCTTGGGTGGTGCGTTATCGTCTTCAATAAAGAACTTTGAAAGATACATAGGTGGTTGGGTTAGTGCTAGTCCTGAAACTAGGCAAGCTGTTGTTAATTCGTGGTCTCAAGGTATGCAGCTGAAAGACCTCGTAAGGTTTATGCTTAATGCTTGGAAAAGTGGCGACCACTATATAGGAGATGCTGGTTCAGCTTTTGTTGAGCAAACTGGTGGAAGCATCGGTTCTATAACAGCAAAGAATGTAGAACGTATGCGTGGTAAAGAAATAGAGAGCGACGGTATCAAGCAGTTCATAGATTACTTTGGCAATGCCGTTAGAATACCTAACCGATTTAATACATCTGTCGACCAGCTGTACAAATTTAACGAGTACAAGACTAGAGCCGTTGCACAGTTAACGCTGAAAGCTTATGAGTTAGGTATAAAGGACAGCGGAAAAGTAGCTGAGTATGTAACTGATTCATTGAATGCTTTGGTAACTAGGTCTAATAGAAACTTCTCACAGTCTAATTTAATTAAAGAAGCTAACGAAACTTTTAAACCTGAACAATTTGCTACACCTGCTGACAGAGAAAAAGCCATTGCGGAATATGTAGAAGGAAGGCAACAGGAAGTCGCTGAGATAGCTAGACAACAACAGCTAGTAGGAACAGAGACAAGAGATAACGACTTCATGGCACTAGAACAACTAGCACGTGATTGGGTTGATCCTAATATTAGATCAGCAGACGAAGTTACTTTCAGTGGTCAGCTGGGTAAAAATATGCAAAAACTACAAAGTTTTGTTAACGGTGTTCCGTTTGCTTTTATAGTTGCACCCTTTATTCGTACTCCTACTAACATATTAAAATTCTCTTTTAGTCGTTTGCTCGCACCAGCAGAAGCAGCATATAATGTAGCTAAGTATCTTAAAGGAGGAGAATACAAAAATAAGATAGACGCACTGTTGAACAACAAGGCACCTGCACTAGAGAAAACACGTAAGTCTTTAATGGAGCAAATGGTAGCTGTTAAACCTGACAATACTCCTGATTTATTGACTAGAGCAGAAGCACACGGACGATTAGCTAGTGGTACAATTATGACGGCAGCTCTTGCTTCCGTTGTTAGTATGTATAAAGATCGTATTAACGGTGGTGGCCCTAAAGATTATAAACAACGTCAAGCTTGGCAAGCTGCTGGTAATGTGCCGTACAGTATTAGGGTTGGCGATAAGTGGATTAGTTATCAAAGACTAGACCCTGTAGCTACTATGATAGGGGTCTTTGCTGATATGGCAGATTTAATAGAAGACGGCAAGATGCACAGTATTGACTCTAATATCTTTGAGAAAGTAATGGCTGCTAGTATGTTAACGGTTACTAGGAACGCTACTAATAAATCTTATTTAGCAGGTATAGATAAGTTTTTTAGTTTTATCTTTGATCCTGAGTCGACAAGTGCTGGGAAATATCTAGGAGGTGTTGCAGGTGGTTTTATACCTAATATACTGAACCAAGGTCAATCTCTAGCAGGAGATCAAGAGTTAAAAGAAACACGTACTTTCGTGGATGTTATAGCTAAACGAATACCGGGTGTAGCAATGGACTTAAAACGTAATCCACTTGGTGAACCTGTTGTACAAGAATACTTTGAAGGTGCTGCTGGTATTATTAATCCTTTAAATCCTATAATGTGGGGCAGTAAGAAAGATGATCCTGTGTTAACGGAACTAGCTAATGTTGCTCACGGTTTCTCTGCACCTAATGCTAAACTAGAAGGTCTTATTGATTTAACTAACTACGACGGGCCTAACGATAGAAGTGCATACGATAGGTGGTTAGAACTACATTCAAAAGTTAAAATAAACAATCTTACATTAAGACAAGCACTAACTAAGCTTATAAACTCTAAGCAGTACAAAGCACTTGATCCCCAGTCTTTTAGCGGTCTTCCTAGTCCTCGTGTTGAGTATTTACGCAGAGTAATGGGACGCTATAGACAGAAAGCTAAATTAGAAATGTTAAAAGAGTTTCCTGAAATAATGAGACTACAACAAGAAGTTAGAAGAGGAAAGAGAACGCAAAGAACAGAAGATGTGCTTGAACTCCTCGCTCAATAAGTAATAATATAATATCATGCCAACCACGTACGTAGATTATACAGCAACAGCAGCACAAACTGACTTTGCTTTTACCTTTCCATATTTAGAAGACGAACACGTAGTTGTTGAGATAGACGGTGTACAGAAAACACTGACCACTGACTACACTATCGTAACTTCTCCGTCCACTAAGATTGTACTTACTTCAGGAGCTACTGCCGGACAGGTTGTTAGAGTACGTCGTAAGAGTCAACCCGGCACAGACCTTGTGGACTTTGAGAACGGATCAGTCTTAACAGAGTCAGAACTAGACAGAGCGTATCTACACAATCGTTATCTAAACGAAGAGATAGGTGAACTAAACGATGCGTCGTTGCAGAAGGAAGCTGGAGGCACAGACTGGGACGCTGGTGGTAGTAAGATCAAGAATGTAGGGGAACCCACCGACGCACAAGACGCTGCCACTAAGAACTACGTAGACGGTAGTATATCCTCAGCCGTAACAGGTACAGGACTTCCTCCGTCGTTTGATAAGTTTACAGGGACAGGTTCACAAACAACATTCTCTTTAACCTTTACTACAAACGGTACAGCTTCCGCTTCAATTTTAGTAGCAATCGATGGGGAGGTAATAGACCCAGATGATTACACGATTTCAGGTGGTGCAGATGAAATAGAGTTTACCACACCTCCTCCTCTTAACTCAGAAATTCTAGTTATTGAAAGAGGTTTTAAAGTTAAGACGGACATACCAACAGAGTATGATTGGGGAAGCATAGTAGGTGATCCTGTTACCGCTAATTATTCATACGGACAAATAGTATAAGATATGAGTTTATCAGTACAATTAAGAAGAGGAACATCCGCACAGAACGCTGCGTTTATAGGAAGAGCTGGAGAGTTAATATATACAACTGATACCAAGGACTTGTTCGTACACGACGGTTCTAATGCTGGTGGTACTCCTGTTGGATCGTTAGCATCGATAGCTGATGATTCCGTTACTTTTGCTAAGATAGAAGAGATACCAGCTAATACGATACTTGGTAACAATACAGCTGGTTCTTCGGATATACTAGAGTTAAGTGTAGCACAGACTCAGGCTTTGTTGAACGTAGCTGACGGTGCCACTGCTAACGATAGTGATGCTAATTTAAAGAACAGAGCTAACCACACGGGTACACAGACTGCCAGTACTATATCTGACTTTGACACGGAAGTATCTAACAACACTGCTGTAGCTGCTAACACGGCTAAGGTAGGACTTACCAACGGATCAGTAGACTCTGACAAATTATCAACAACATTAGACTTTGGATCAATCGCATAACCACTTATAACCATGCCAAACATAGAAGTAAAATTAAGAAAAGGATCAGCTACAGAACACGCTTCATTCGCAGGAGCTTTAGGTGAAGTAACTGTAGATACGACTAACCAAACGTTACATGTACATGATGGTACAGGCGTTAACGGGTCTGGTGAACGTTTAGCTAAACACAGTGAGTTATCAGGAGCTGGATCAGGCGGTACAGTCACGTCAGTAGACAGCGGTACAGGATTGACAGGTGGGCCTATTACGTCAAGCGGTACGCTGAGTATAGCTAATGACGGTGTTGATACAGATCAGATAGCAGACGATGCTGTTACTCCTGCTAAACTAGCACACACTGCTGTTACACCCGGTTCTTATACAAACGCTGACATTACAGTAGACCAACAAGGCAGGATTACAGCTGCTGCTAATGGTAGTGGTGGTAGTGGCGTACAAGCTAAGTGCTTCTTTGACGGGACACTTTCAAGCCCTTCAGCTTCATCAGCGGTTAACATAGCTAGTATAACTAAAAACGGTACTGGTGACTACACGGTTACTTTTACTTCTTCCATAACTGATCCAATAGCTTCCGTCACAGCTGTTAATGCAAATGCTAGTGCTCCTGTAGATGCTAGTGTGTATTCAATAAGCTCTGCTTCTGTTCGTGTTATTACAGGATCAAATAATGCAGGAGTAGTCGATATGGGTGTACATTTACTTGTTTTCTAAAAATGACTGAATCCGTCTCACACTTTCTCGACTCTGCCCTTGCCATCGTTCTTGGCGTTATCGGGTGGATGATTAAAAAACTTACAGATCGATTGGAGAATGACGAGAGGCGTTTAACCAAAATAGAAGTAGAACTGGCTGCACAACGTGAACGGGATACTGCTGTTGAGAATCGTATGACGGGTCTTGAGAGTAGTGTTAAAGAGATCAGCCATAAACTAGACCGCATGATGGAGATGTTGATGAAACGTTAATATGGCTAAGATTTGTCCAAAGGGTATAGCGTGGGCTAAACGTACTTTTGATAAGTATCCTAGTGCGTATGCTAACATGGCTGCTTCTAAGTATTGCAAGAGTCCCACATACGGTAAGAAACGTAAGAAGCTTTCAATCAAGAAGAAGAAGTAGCATGGGTGAGTTAGCTAAATGGAGAGCACAGAACTGGGTACGTATTAGCAGCTCAGGTAAGATAGCAGGTAAGTGTGGGACTTCTAAGAACAAAAAGAATCCTGATCGTTGTCTTCCTATGTCTAAAGCACGTTCACTGTCCACTTCTCAACGAGCAGCTACAGCTAGAAAGAAGAAAGCAGCAGGAGCGAAAGGTAAACAATTTGTTAGTAACACACCCGCAGCAAGGGTATCATTAAAGATTAAAAAGAGGAAATAACTATGCCGTACGGAACTGGAACTTATGGATCACAAGTTGGTCGTCCACCTAAGAAACAAAAGATGAAACGTCGTAAGGGTTTGATGATTAAGAAAGGTAAATGAGTGTATCGTTATCTATAGGTAGAGGTGAGAAGTCCCGTAAAGGTGGACTCACTAAGAAGGGTAGAGACAAGTATAACAAAGCTACTGGGTCTAACCTGAAAGCTCCTCAACCCGGTGGTGGCCCTCGTAAGCGTTCTTTCTGTGCTCGTATGAGCGGTAACAAAGGCCCGATGAAAGACAGTAAAGGTCGTCCTACCCGTAAAGCGTTAGCGTTAAGAAGGTGGAAGTGCTGACGGATGGCTAAACCTTTTCGCAGAGCTCGACCCCGTCCTAATCCTTTATTCTTTCAAGCAAGGACTCTATCAGCTACCAACGGAAGTGGTGGAGGTGGTAGCACTGCTGATGTAGAAGTATCTATTGCTACTTTAAAGACACGATTGATTGCGTTAGAGTCAATAAAGGCGTTAGAATTTGAAGAGTAACAATTTATGAAAGATCACGTAGAAGGAGCTAAACTAGCAGACAGCTATACTGAACTGTGTAAGGGTGCAGTCGGGTATATGAAAGCTATGGAGGAGTACAACCCGGCACTGATGAATACCGTGGGTAAGTGGTTGAAAGATAACAACATAACCGTTGACAGCCGTAGTGGTACTCCTATGGATAGTTTAGCTAACGATTTTAAAACCCTACCTTTCAGTGAAGACACCGAGAATGAACAAGCAGCTGGAACTTGATCTGTATGATACGATCGATAATTATCGCAGAAATGACGGTAAGTTAAAACAAAAGTTATTACAGACGGGAGAGCCTAGAGGTACTTTTAAACACAGAGACCCACACCCTACTATAGCTAATTTGTTTTATATAAGTTGGATGAAAGGTAAAGAATACTGGGTAGAAGAAATTCCATATAAACTGTTAAGTAACACCTCCGATTATAGTAGGGGTGGTTATGTAAATCAGAAAGCATTACAAACAGGTTTACCTAAAGGTTTCTTTAAAGCAGGAGACGCTCATCCTACGATTAAAGGTTTTTTTTATAGACGCTATTCAGAAAGTAGGGAACTTTGGTACAGTAAAGAAGCTAATGAAGAACACAAATTAAAAAGTAATAAATTAGATAGAGAAAGACCGAAAACAGAAGAGCAAAAAGAAAAAAACCGTGAAAAAGTGAGGAAGTGGAGGCGAACCGAAAAAGGTAAAGCCTATACTAAAGCACGTAATCAAACTTATTTTAAAACGGAAAAAGGCAAGCTTGCTATGGCTGTTGTAATGAACAAAAGGAGAGCCGCTAAGAAAAAAGCTGTAGAAGAGCTCAGTGAAAGAGAAGAAGGTATTATAAAAGAAATCTACGCATATCGTATAAGACTCCAAAACAAACTAAGGATACCTTTTCATGTAGATCACATCATACCTTTATCCAAAGGAGGACTACACCACCCAATTAATTTACAAGTTGTACCCGCTAAGTGGAATGTAAGTAAAGGAAACCGTAACACCGAGAGATGGTTACCAAACGGAATGTAATAGTACCACCGCCTCTGCGGGACTTTAGAAACTTTCTGTACTTAGTATGGAAACATCTTAACCTACCAGACCCGACAGAACTACAGTACGATATTGCTGACTATATGCAGCACGGCCCTAAGCGGTCAACCATCATGGCGTTTCGTGGTGTTGGTAAAAGCTGGATTTGTAGTGCGTATGTAGTACATCAACTACTGCTAGACCCAACAAAGAACGTACTCGTTGTATCTGCTTCTAAGAATCGTGCTGATGACTTCTCTACGTTTACGTTAAAGATCATACACGATATACCCATCCTTAAACAACTGAAACCAACAGAGAACCAACGGTTCAGTAAGATAGCTTTTGATGTAGGCCCTGCCCCTGCCTCTCACGCCCCCTCCGTTAAGTCCCTTGGTATATCATCCCAGTTAACAGGGTCTCGTGCTGATATAATCGTAGCTGACGACGTAGAAGTCCCTAACAACTCCGCTACCCAAGGTATGCGGGATAAACTAGATGAACAAGTAAAAGAGTTTGAAGCGATCCTTAAACCACTCGATTCGTCCCGTGTGTTATTCCTTGGTACTCCTCAGTGTGAAGATAGTATCTATAACAAACTACGAGAAAGAGGCTACAACGCCCGTATATGGCCTTCGGAGTATCCGGATGAGTCAGAAGTCATATCAAACTACGGAGGCGATCTAGCACCCCTTATAGCCGATAATATAGACGAAACAACAGTAAGTACCACTACAGAACCTCTACGGTTTACTGATATAGACTTAGAAGAACGTAAGATGTCGTACGGTCGTACCGGGTACGCTCTACAGTTCATGTTGAATCCTAAGCTATCCGATGCTGATAGATACCCTCTAAAGATTAATGATCTGATCATCATGGATGTAGACGTGGATACAGCTCCGGAGAAAGTCCTGTGGTCGTCTGATCCAGATCAAGCAGATAGAACTCTACCTAACGTAGGTCTCAGTGGGGATCGATATAAACGTCCAGCTAAAACGGTCGGGGATAACGTACCCTATACAGGCTCTGTACTATCCATTGACCCGTCTGGTCGTGGTAAAGATGAAACAGGGTACGCAGTGGTTAAGATGCTTAACGGTCAACTGTTTGTACCCGATGCTGGTGGTATCCGTGGTGGTTATGACGAGGTAACACTAAAACGTCTCGTCTCTATAGCCAAGGATAACAAAGTTAACAAAGTAGTTATAGAGTCTAACTTTGGTGACGGTATGTTTATGGAACTGATTAAACCGTTGTTTCGTACTACGTACCCGGTAACAATAGAAGAGGTAAGACATAACAAACAAAAAGAACTACGTATTGTTGACGTTATGGAACCTGTACTAAACTCTCATCGTCTTATCTTTGATCCTAGTGTTATTAATGACGACTATAAGAGTGCTCTAACCTATCCTATAGAACAACAAACTAGGTACATGCTTATGTATCAACTATCACGAATAACACGTGATAAAGGTTCACTGGCACATGATGACCGTCTTGACGCTTTATCAATAGCGATTGGTTATTGGGTGCAGCAGATGGCTGCCTGCGTTAACCAAAACATGATTGATAGAAAACAAGAACTGTTAGATCAAGAGTTAACAAACTTTACTGATAGCTTTTATAAACGTAAACGTTCTAAAGCGTTCCTTTGGAGTTAACATATATCTCTCTTACATCTATCTTCTATATACTGTGTTTTTGTAGTTAGTACAGATACAGGATTATTTATAATCACACCTATCCTTAAACCTGTTGAAATAAGATGACGACTATAGGATAAAAGCGTGTGAAGTCTTTCAGGAGCTTTTACAATAACAGTTAATAACGACGACGATTATAGACGTCATTCGTTGTTAGTTGTCCTAAAGAAGAATTATCGACTTATTGATGTTATCGTTTAAAACAGACAGCTGTTGCAGCACTCTCACTAAAGCCGTGGAGGCTAGTATAACAACATAGAGCCTAGACAGGTTGGGTGTCAATAGTAGAGTTGTAAGTCGTTGTTATTAAGGGGTTTATGAACCGTGACAAAACGACGCTTGAAGATTGTAACAATATAACGTACACTATTTCATGTTATGGATATGAACCATCAAGTCGATTCTTTTATGTTCGATCTGGATAATTTAATACGACGATACCAGATAGAATATGACCTGTCAGATCAAGCATTGGTCGGAGCGTTGGAATTTGCGAAGCTCACTATTCTAACGGATTCCAGCATACTTTTCAGCCCGGAAGACATCGACGAAGACGACGGTATCAGCCCGCACTTTTGAGTCGCTAACGCTCCTCATCGCACTTACTCGCTACGCTCGATAACTGCTCTTCTAGTCGGTTGCTGACGTTGCAAAAAATGGTGAAAAAATCTGAGCGGCTTATATACGCTATGTACGCGTTCGTTTACCCCGTGGCTACCCTGTGTTTTTTCTACTGGCAGGGGATAGATTATTGCACAATACTTTT